TCACTCCATTTTTCCTGCTTTTAGGTTTTCTGTGTTTGTCCAAACATCATAAAATTCCCCAGAGACATAAATTTTTACATGTGCAACACCCGACGCCCAACCTTGGGAAACAACTTTTTCAATCGGAGTCCCTTCTTTCAAAAATAAGCAGTCAGATTTCATGATTTTTTCATATGCCGCCGTATCGTTGTGCTCAATAATGCTAGATAATCTATCAAATGCATCCTCAGACATACATACAGGGTATTTGCCGTTGATGTAAGCTGCGTTTGTTGTAGCAACAATACCCAATGAAATTACTACTGCTAATAAAACCTTCTTCATTAATGAGTCTCCTATTGTGACAAAATAAATATTCAGTAGATCATAATCTGATATTACACTTATAAACGATGAATATCATACTCTGGCATATTGATTAAAAACCAAACCCTATTTGCTCATCACCGTAGTGGCTCGCAGGAAATGCCATTTTTGGTAATTTAAATTCCGGTGGTAATTCTTGTTGATTAGGTGTACAGAGATAGCGCTCGATAGTTGTGATTGTTGTAAATGTACAGCCACAAAGGAGGTTTTGACATTGATGATAGCTGCGACGAGTTTCTTCACTCATCATTTCACTTGTGCGGGTTTTTGCTACAGCATTGCAGCGGGGACATATAAACGCCATGATACAGCCCTCTAATCAGGGGTTTGCTTAATATAAGCATATCATGACTTGTTATTATTTTTGCTATTTTCGTCTGCTGTGCTCATTTCTGTATTCTTAATTTTTAATTCAAGCTCCAGTGAAGTTGTATAGCCGCTGTCACCGATATTATGTACTACTCTTGCGATTACCCATTCTGATGAATCAATCACCGTTTTAAAGCCAATCACTTGGGCACATAGATCTGGATAGAGATCCGGACGGCCTCTTGCCAGTGTGATGCTAAATTCGGCAGCTCCTCGTTGCAGCGTTGCCCACTTTGCAGCGGCGGCGCGGCGGGCTATACGTTCTGTCTTGAATGTCTGGCGCATCACATACACATTTCCTTCAGCGCCCTCCAGATAATCGCCCTCTTTTTTGCTTGATTTAGATGCCGTTGCCTTGGTTTTTGTGGATTGGTCAGGCTGACTTTTGCGCTTCATCGTTGTTGCCGGTTTTTTACCAAAATTCAAATCTAACCAATACGCTTTAACTCCAGTGTAAGCATCTCGATCAGCTAAGCTGAAATTATGCTTATCGCCAGATTCGCGCTTAATAGTGATAGTCGGCAGCGGCTTGCCACTGCGTGAAACGCCTTGTCCGGGTACGATAAACAGCAACATGCCATTTTTAATGGTAGCTATTGCGCCGAGCATTTCAGCCATTCTGCTTAAGAAACTGATATCACTTTCATTGGTCTGGTCAGCGTGGTCAATTTCAATATTCATCAACTGACGACTGACGCCGGGCTTTAGATTGTATCGACCGGCAATCGCACTGACGACTTTTGCAACGGTGATATCGTGCCAGCTATATTCACGTTTTACGTTAAATTCCTGGCGAAAGTCTGCGGACCTGGCTGTTACAGTTAACTGGTCCGGTGGTCCGCCATGACTAATTTCATCAACTGTGAAAAAACCCTTGTGTATCAGCGGTTCTCCGTTCCAGCCAATCGCAACAGAAATCTCGACACCACGCGGCGGTAATGCAACTTTACCGTCTGAGTCGTCAATCACAAGCTCAAGCGTATCGGCTTCAAAACCCCTATTATCAGTCAGTGAGAGTGAAATTAGTCGGTCATTTAATGTTATGATTTGTTGGCCGCCAATCATCAGATCAAATGCCGGTTGCTTGACGTATTCACTCGCCATTAAATTATCAAGAAAACTCATCACCCAGTCCGATTTATTTCAAAGTTCTGTTCATCATTGCCCTGCGCGTGCGCGTAGACAATTAGCGGGCGGTGTCGCGGTTCCACGACACGCAGCACAGCATGATTTTCTGTTGCTGAGCTATCACTATAGCAACATGTTCAATCATGAGAGTAAAAGCTATGGCGGCATTTCATCACGGGGTTTCTGTTACAGAAACAACAAAACTCAGCACGCTAATTCGGGATATTGATACGTCAATTATTGGCGTGGTTTGCATTGCTGATGACGCTGATCCCGAGACATTCCCACTTGATACACCGGCATTAGTAACGCGCATTAACAGCGTTATCGGCAAAGCCGGAAAAACCGGGACGTTATACACAACCCTGAAAGCAATTTCTGATCAGTGCAGCCCGAAAGTGATTGTTATTCGTGTTGCTGACGCAGCGAAACAAAAGTCGGGCGAAGATGCCAAAACACAAGATCAGCTTGTTATTGGCGGGGTTGGTACCGATGGGCGTTATACCGGCCTGTATGCATTGCTAACAGCCGAATCTAATGTGGGTGAACATCCACGGATTCTAGCGGCTCCCGGACTTGATACACAGCCCGTCGCTGCTCAGCTCGCGATATTTGCGGAGAAGTTACGCGCCTTTGCATACATCGGCGCAAATGGCAATAAAACGCTTGCTGATGTGAAGAAGTATCGCGAAAACTTCAATCAACGCGAACTAATGGTGATTTATCCCGATTTCATTACTTACAACAGCCAGTCAGGGAAAAATGAAACTATTCCTGCTACGGCGTTCGCCCTAGGATTGAGGGCACGTATTGATGCGGATCAGGGCTGGCATAAATCGCTGTCAAATGTTGCAGTGAATGGCGTTCTCGGCATCTCTGCGGACATTTGGTGGACGTTACAAGGCGCGGATACTGACGCGAACGATCTCAATAGCAAAGGTGTGACCACGTTAATCAAACGTGATGGTTTCCGCTTTTGGGGTAATCGTACTTGTGATAGTGAAACTTACTTCTTTGAAGTCTATACCCGGACCGCGCAGATCTTGGCAGATATGATTGCCGAAGCGCATTTCTCTTATATTGATAAAACGCTAACACCCTCTCTCATCAAAGACGTGATCGATGGCATCAACAGAAAAGGAGTGCAACTTGTTACGGAAGGGAAATTGTTGGGTTTTGAATGTTGGTATGACCCGGCTGATAACCCAAAAGAAAATTTGAGGGATGGCAAAGCGCATATTCGCTACAAATACACGCCAGTACCACCGCTGGAAAATCTGCAATTAACACAGACTTTCACTGATGAATATTTTGCCGTCTTTAACCAGCTTGGTTAGGGGTTAGTTAAGGAGAATACACAATGGGTATGCCAAAAAAGTTGTTCATGTTTGACACGTATATTAACGGTCAAACTTATTTGGGACAAGTTGAAGAAGTCACGACGCCTAAACTGTCACTGAAAACCGAAGATTACCAAGGTGCAGGAATGCCGGGATCAGTCGCGGTGCTTGTCGGAATGGACGGTGGCGCATTAGATATGGATGTCACAATGGGCGGCATTGAAGCCTCATTGCTGAAAACATGGGGCGGCACGCTTGACAGCCTGCAATTGCGCTTCGCGGGTTCTTACTATGACGATGCAACGGGGCAAACTATCGCGTGTGAAATCCAGACGCGCGGCCGTTTTACAGAACTAGACTGGGGTTCTGCGAAAGCGGGTGACAACACTCAGCATAAATACACGCTGAAAAACACGTATTGCAAAGTCACGATTGATAACAGTGAAGTGTTTGAAGTTGATATGCTGAATTTAGTTTGGAAAGTGGACGGCAAGGATTTACTTGAGCAACATCGGGCCAACATCGGCCATTAATCACAACCCTACTTTAATTTAATGGCGGTAATTACGCCAATTGGTCAATTGCAGGAGATTTAACCATGTCAAAAACAATTACTCTCTCAGAACCCTTAGAACGTCACAACGGGGAAAAAATTACCGAGGTCACGATCACTGACACGATGAAACAAGTCGGTGCCCTGCGTGGGTTAAAACTGTACGACGTCATGACAAGTGATGTGAACTCGCTTATTACTCTGTTACCACGCGTGACCCAGCCGCGCCTAACAGAAGCGGAGATCAGTAGCATGGGCATTCAGGATTTCACACAACTGGCGAGCGGTGTTGCTGATTTTTTAGCGCCGTCCTCGGAAGTCGATGGGACGCAGGAACAGGAAAAAGAGTAATCCCATGCCCGTTTGTAGAAACAGATGAAATCATTGCGGATATCGCAACAGTTTTCCATTGGGCACCGTCAGAATATGATGCTATGTCAGTGCCCGAGCTGCTGAAATGGCATGAACGCGCTGTAGCCCGTGCAGGACGTGAATCATGACAGATCGTAATCTCAATATCCGCGTATCACTGAGCGCCGCTAATAAACTTTCTGGCCCCGTTTCCGCTGCATCACGTGCAGCAGCGGGGCTGGCTTCTCAAATTAAATCCACGGCAGGCGACATTAAAAGCTTAGCCAGTCAGGCAAAAACGTTTGACAGGCTAAGCGATTCTATTAAAAAAAACTCGGAGGCTTATGGCAAGGCAAAAGCCAAAGCCAAAGAGCTAGCGGCGCAATTTCCGAAATTCAGGGAGCAAACCGAAGAACAGCGTAAAATTCTTGCTGCCGCAAGACAGGAGCGGGATCGCTATGGGCGCACTCTTGATAAAGAAAAACAGAAATTGCAGGCCGTGGGTGCACAAATGTATCGGCACGGCGTTTCTGTTCGTCAGAGCGATAATGCCACTGCTCAAATCACGCGCCGAACTGAAATTTACAATCAGCAATTAGCCGAGCAACAGCGGCGGTTAAATGCTGTTACGCGTGCTCAGAATAACTATAGCAAAGCCAAAGAGATGCGCAGGAAGCTTGCCACGGCGGGGGCCGCTGCAACGGCGGGCAGTGCTGGCATTTTATATGCTGCATCCCGCATGATAAAACCTGGTCGAGATTTTGATGTGGGGATGTCTGGTGTTCAGGCATTAACCCGTCTTGATAAAAATGATCCGCGTCTTGCCATGCTTGAAAAACAAGCGCGAGAACTGGGAGCTAGCACAGCTTTTACTGCTGCTGATGCCGCAGCAGGTCAGAAATTTTTAGCGATGGCGAACCTTACCCCTGAATCCATCAAAGCGGCATTGCCGGGCGTTCTAAACATGGCATTAGCCGATGATATGGATCTAGGTGAAGCGGCTGACATTGGTTCAAACGTACTGACCCAATTCAAGCTCAATGCTGATCAGATGGACCGGGTATCTGACGTTCTGACTGCTACATTTACCCGCAGCAATACCGATTTACGTCAGTTAGGCGAAACGATGACCTATGCCGGGCCAATTGCTGCCGACCTGGGCGTTAGTCTAGAAAGTATGGCATCGATGGCGGCAATGATGGCTGCGAATGGCATGCGCGGTTCAATGGCAGGTACCGCTTTGCGCGGGGGATTATCTCGCCTTGTTGCACCCGTTGGCGCGGGCGCAGATGCAATGAAGGCGCTGGGTATTAAAGTCAGCGGAGCCAACGGTAGCCTGCGGGATATGGGCGATATTCTAAAAGAGCTGGAGCAAAAACTCCGCAAATACGATCGAGCCAGCCAAATTCGCATCAAAAAAGACATCTTCGGCGAAGAAGCGATGGTCGGGATGGGCGCTGTACTAGAAGGCGCTGCTAACGGTAAATATGACGAACAGAAAAAAGCGAACGAAAATTCAAAAGGTGAAGCTGGGAAAGTTGCAAAAGTCAAAACAGATAATTTAGATGGGGATATAAAAAGTTTATCATCAGCGTGGCAAGACTTAGGAATACAGATCAAGAAAAGTGTAGATCCTGCACTACGCAGTTTAACACAGCAACTTACCGAAGTTGCCCGCAAAGTGGGCGATTGGATGAAAGCCAACCCCGGATTAACGTCTGCATTAACAATGAGTGTACTTGTTATCGGGACGTTAATTGGTGCGCTAGGGGCGCTTGCGCTAGCGGCCGCTGCGGTTATCGTTCCGCTCGCTGCAATGAAACTCAGTCTATTTATGCTGACTGGCGGCGGCGGGATCGGCAAGTTAATTCCGTCAGTCGGCAGATTGACCGGGGGCTTGAAGGGACTATTGCCGTCACTGGGCGGCGTGAGCAGAAGCGTTAAAGGTTGGGGGCCTATTTTCAAAAACAGCGGAGCGGCACTGAGTCGGTTTGGCAGCCAGCTAGCAACAAGCGGAGCGAATGGGTTTAAGGCATTATCCGGTGGAGCATCGGCGGCAGGACGTGGGATCGCAATGGCGTTCGGCGCATTGCGAAGTGGCGGAACAATCGCAATTAGAGCCCTGATGAGCGGGTTTTCACTGTTACTAAGCCCTCTCGGTCTATTGATTGCCGCCGTTGTCGGCGCGGCGATATTAATCTGGAAATATTGGGAACCCATTAAAGCGTTTTTTAGCGGCTTTCTTGATGGGCTGATAAAGGGATTAGCGCCCATTAAAGAGGCATTTAACGCCGTTTTTACGCCATTGGCCCCCATTTTTGATGGCATTGCAAGTGCAGTTAAAAAAGTGTGGGACTGGTTCACAAAGCTATTTGAGCCTGTCAATACCACATCAGAAAATCTCAAAGCCTGTACCGAGGCCGGCAAAACATTCGGTGAAATTGTTGGCACCGCAATCAGCGCCCTGATGTTACCCATCACCGCGGTAGCGAGGGGCCTCGGCTGGATATTAGAAAAATTGGGTGCCATCCCCGACGCAACAAAAGCCGCCGCTGAAGCTGCAAATGCTATGAACGATAAACCCGTCAAAGTCTCAGACAGCACATCTAAGAAACTTGATGAAGTAGGTGAAAAAGTCAAACAACTCGTCGTGCCAACGTGGGCCAGCGGCATTCTCCCTGCACTGGGAGATAAAACAAAAGGCATTATTAATAAAGTCAAAGCCGCCGCCAGTGCTGCGGAAAAGAACAACAAACTCAAGCAAGACACGGCAGTTGGTGATAACAATACACCCGCATACGGTACCCAAGTTTACATTCCTAAAGGAGATAAAAAGAACAATAAAAATCCAAGTGGCGGAGGTGCAAATACATCGTTGCCGGGCACCACTGCGTCGCTCGCTGACGCCAACAAACTCGGTGATATTGTCTTTAAGAATCATCCCGCAGTGACCGCAATTGACGGCATGTATCGTGAACCCCAATTGAATGTACCGCGCGCATCATTGTTATCTCGGCTAAAAGATTCTGCGATGGGGCTTGCCAGCGCCGTGCTGCCTGAACCTCAACCGGCATTTGCCGGCATTCCGGTACCAATTGATTTGAATGGAAACAGAAATAGTGAGCGACAAAGAACGAGTGACAATTACACTTTTGAACTTAATTTTTATGGCGTTGATATGCGTGACAGCAAAGCGCTGGCTGATTTAGTGAAAGAAAAGATACGCGAACTAATGCGAGAAAATAACACTCGCCGCCGTTCCCGTTTAACTGACGGAGACTAATTTTATGATGATGATTTATGGCATGTTTGTTTTTATGTTGAATACTACACCGTATCAAACATTAAGCCGCGAAATGGCCTGGCGGCATGTGAAAAATGATCGGGTTGGAAAATCGGCGAAATGGCAATATATCGGCGCTGGCGAAGACAGCATTACGTTAGATGGGGTGCTGTATCCCGAAGTGACAGGGGGCGATATTTCTCTTGAAGCCCTGCGTACGCTGGCGTACGCGGGCCGTCCTTGGCCGTTAATTGAAGGTACCGGCATGATCTATGGTATGTTTGTGATTGAAAGCCTGAATGAAACCCGCACTGAATTTTTTTCGGATGGTAAAGCCCGAAAAATTGAATTTACTTTATCACTGAAAAAAGTCAGTGAAGATATCCGTGAGGGCTTAAGCAATATTACTGCTGATGATTTACTTAATATTGTTAAATAGCGCAGTGCGTTTGCTGACTCTGTTTTTATTTAAAACATTAACAGTATCTTGAGATATCGCAGCAATATCATTGCGGATTTTCTCATTATCACTTTTCGATGATATAAGCTTTCTATAATTTGTTGCCGGCATGATATCCATGATACTACTTGCAGCAATCAAAAAACGACGTATTGACATATCTAATCTCCAAATCAGGAACACGAACAAGGGCCAAACGGCCCTGTTTTTATTTATTATTTAGGCACTTCCGGCCATTCAACATTAGGCGCTTGATTCACATCTACACGAGTCAGCAATACTCTGTATTTTCTCCATTCGAGTAGAGCTTCTTTCTCTGAGTCTGTAGCGACTTCTAAGTCAACAGAGTCTTGTAGCAAAGAGATTGTTTCATTTGCTTGTTGTAACAGTGCTGCTTGCTGTTGCTTTGCTTCGTTGATTTGATGGGACTTGAGTAAGTCTTTATCGACTACCCAGTCTTTACCGTTCCATGTGTCGAAATCAGTTGGGGGCTTCTTGAATGTGAGCGTGTCAGGCAGCTCACCGATTTCTGTTACTTCAGTCGGTTCTCGCGTTAACGTGTCGTAAGCTATTTTGCCACGGTAGTCTGGGAGGATTTCCCAGCGGCTTTTATCAAC